ACTGAAAGAGATACTGGAAGAACAAGTGCAGGTAAGTATGATTTTGAACGGTATAACTTTGACGGCAACGAAAAGATTATAGTTGTTGACGGTACAAATGCACCTACTATATTTAATTCATCTATGTCTGCAACAGATGTTAGTGAAAGTACTGTAGCAGGTTCTACAATAGTTGTAGCTTTTAAAAACCATATGTTTTACGCAGGTAAGTCTACTACACCACAGACGTTGGTATTTAGTGAACCTTTTGACGAAGATGGTTTTCAGTCAGGTGACGGTGCAGGAACTATTAAAGTAGACGATAACATTGTTGGTCTAAAGGTATTTAGGGATTCTTTATTTATATTTTGTGAAAACAGAATATTTAAAATGACAGGATCTACTCTTAGTGACTTTGCTATACAACCAGTTACCAGAGATATTGGTTGTGTAAATAAAGACACGATACAGGAATTTGCAGGTGACTTACTATTCCTTGGTCCTGATGGACTTAGAACTGTTGCTGCTACTGCAAGAATTGGTGATACGGCTCTTGGTGCTATTACACAAAACGTTCAGTCTATATTTGATGCTAACATTAAAGACTCAACAGTATTTGAAAGTGTAGTTATACCAGATAAAACACAGTACAGAATATTTTTTTCAAAAGCAGGTCAAGGTGCTAATTTAACAAAAGGTATTGTTTGTGTTAGAAGAGCAGATAAATTTGAGTTTTCTGAAATACGTGGGGTAAAACCATCAACTACCGATACTCTAGTTGTAGATGGTAACGTTATAGTATTACATGGTGATTTTTCAGGGTATATTCACAGACAAGAAAAAGGTAACACTTTTGATGGTACAGCAATACTAGCTAGATACAGAAGCCCCGATTTAAGTTTTGGAGACACTGGTGTTAGAAAACACATGCAAAGAGTTATCCTTAACTATAAACCTGAATCAGCAATAGATGCAGATTTATTTGTTCGTTACGACAATGAGTCTTCAGACTCAGCAAGACCTGCAGCATATGCTTTAGACAGTTCTCAGGTTGCAGCACAATTTGGATCTGCAACTTTCAGTACATCTAGTAGTGCTGCACAGTTTGTTTTTGGTGGTCCTTCACAGCCACTTGTTAGACAGTCGGTAGAAGGATCTGGTTTTTCTGTAGCGTTAAGAATTAATGATGGTGGGGAGACAGCACCATATTCCCTAAAAGGGTTTCAATTAGAATATCAAGTAGGAGCAAGACGTTAGATGGGTAATACATACACGAGACAATCTAGTTTTACAGACGGTGATGTTATTACTGCTGATCTGTTCAACAATGAATATGATCAACTTTTAGCTGCGTTTGCAGCAAGCACAGGACACACTCACGATGGCACTGCTGCAGAGGGTGGACCTATCACTAAACTGCTAGGAACTAATATTACTATTGGTGACGCTACATCAGGTACTGATATAACTGTAACTTTTGATGGTGAGACTAATGACGGTGTATTTAAGTGGATGGAAGACGAAGACTACTTTGAGTTTTCTGATGACTTACTCATTGCTTCTACAGAAAAAATACAATTTCGTGACACTGCTATTTACATTAATTCCAGTGCAGATGGTCAGCTTGACCTTGTAGCAGATACAGAAATACAGATTGCAGCTACTACTGTAGACATTAATGGTGCAGTAGATGTTTCAGGTAATTTATCTGTAGGTGGTAACTTAGATGTAACAGGTACGTTTGATCTTAGTGACTCTAACTTTACTAACGCAGGTAATATACAACTAGATAGTATTTCTGGAGATAGTGACACTAACACAAGTATTGAATTTAGTGGTTCTGATGTAATTACAATTACTACAGGTGGTGAAACACAAGTCACGTTTAATAACGGATCAATATTACCTACAACAGATAACGATATAGATTTAGGTTCGGCTTCATACGAATTTAAAGATGGGTACTTTGACGGTACTGTTTACGCAGATGCAATAAACTTTAACGGTACAGCTATAGCCGCAACTGCTGCTGAAATAAATATTGTAGATGGGGATACTTCTGCAACAGCAACAACAGTAGCAGATGCTGATCGTGTTGTTTTAAATGATAACGGAACTATGGTACAAGTTGCCGTAACCGATTTAGCTGCTTACTTTGATGACGAGATTACGGCAATGCCTAACCTTGTTACTACTGCTGCAACAACAGTAGGTGCTTTAAACTCTGGTTCTATTACATCTGGCTTTGGAAGTATAGATAATGGTTCTTCTACTATTACCACTACAGGACTTATTTCTGGTGGTTCATTAGATATAGACGATGTTCTTATAAACGGAACAAATATTGGTCACACAGATGACACAGACCTTATAACTCTAGCTAATGGTGTAGTTACAGTTGCAGGTGAAATATCCGTAACAACTTTAGATATAGGTGGTACTAATGTTACATCTACTGCTGCAGAACTAAATATACTTGATGGTGTAACAGCTACAGCAACAGAATTAAATTACAATGATACAGGATCAGCAGTAGGTACTGTTGTGGCAAGTAAAGTTGTTACTGTAGATTCAAACAAAGACGTAGCTAGTTTTCGTAATATCACACTTACAGGAGAACTAGATGCAGGTTCTTTAGATATATCTGGTGATGCAGATATTGACGGTACATTAGAAGCTGATGCTATTACAGTTAATGGTACAGCTTTATCTTCTGTTATTGCAGGTACTACAGTTAGCAATGCTACTACTGCTGCTAATGTTACTGTAACAGACAGTTCAGCAAATACAAATTTTCCTGTAGTTTTTCACGATGAATCAAATGCACTACTTGATGACACAGGAGCTTTACGGTATAATCCAAGTACAGGAACATTACTAGCACCTAATTTAGTTGTGGCAGGTACAACTACTACTGTTAATACAGTTACGATGGAAGCTGAAAATGCTATTATCTTTGAGGGTGCAACTGCTGATGCACATGAGACAACTCTTACTATTATAGATCCTACTGCTGATCGTACCATTAACTTACCTAATCAGAGTGGTACAATACCTGTCTTAGCTGCTGTCAGCACTACACAAATATCTTCTACACCAGAAGAGTTAAACATACTAGATGGAGCTACAGTAGTTGTAGGAGAAATAAATTACTTAGATCTAGGAAGTACTGCAGTAGGTAATGCTGTTGCTTCTAAAGCGGTAGTACTAGACTCAAACAAAGACTATACAGGAGTACGTAACTTTACTCTTAGTGGTGAATTAGACGCAGGTTCATTAGATGTAAGTGGTGATATAGACGTTGATGGTACTACTAATCTTGATGCGGTAGATATTGATGGTGCTGTTCAGATTGATGGTACAATTACTGTAGGTGCTAACGATCAGGGATATGATGTAATATTCTATGGCGATACTGCTTCAGCTAATGTGACATGGGATACATCTGCAGATGATTTAATATTTAATGGTGCTGCAGGACTTATTGTTCCAGATGGACAATTAACACTAGGATCTACTGCTGTAAGTTCTACTGCAGCAGAATTAAACATACTTGACGGTGCTACAGCAACTTCATCAGAAATAAATTTATTAGATGGTGATACTTCTGTTGGTGGTTCAATAACATTGGCAGATGGTGACGGTTTTATAGTTAATGATGGTGGAACAATGAAAACTATTCCTGCAACAGATGTAAAAACTTACGCTGCAGGTAGTGCTGCCACTAAAGGATTTGCCATTGCTATGGCAATAGTATTTGGATAGAAAGGTAAAAGTAAATGGCAACCCCAAATATAATTAATGTAGCGACTATTACTCCAAAGGTAGCAGTTGGTGCAGTGACAACAAGTAGAGCAGACATCGTTGATGTACCTGCAGAAAACTGTGCAAAGATAAACACGTTAATGATATCAAACATAGATGGTACAAATGCTGCTGACATTACCGTTGAGGTAAGTGTAGATAACGGATCAAACTATGTTAAGATAGCTAACACAATATCTGTACCTGCTGATGCAACATTAGTTGTTATAGGTAAAGACAACGGATTTTATTTAGACGAGACAGATCTTCTTGCTGTTACAGCTTCTGCTAACAGTGATCTAACATACTTGGTTAGTTACGAACTTCTAGTAGACTAAAGGTAATTAATAATGCCCA